CAGTAAAGCAGTCTAGTTTGTTAAGTCTAGGCTGCTTTTTTTTACTGACAATACTAACCATTAGTGCATTTTTCTAATAATATCCCAAAGTATTTTTTTAAACAATTCATACAAAAGTATAATTACAAGTATTTTCATAAAAGTTAAAAAAGTTAACGAGTAAAATATTTATTGTCTTGACCTTTTAATATCCAGCTTTTACTTATCCAAATTTTAATTAAATTTTTTGCATAGTTTTTACTGTTTGCAGTCCTTTCAACAATTTCGTCAATAATATCATTATAATTTGTAGGTGTAATAACAATTTGATTGCATAATCTTTTACTTTCAATATCGTCCAAATTATTTGCTTTTTTACTTTTTTCAGTTTTGTTTTCAGTTTCAACTTGCTGAAATACACCATTAAAATTCATTAATGTTACTGGTTCAAAATCTGAATCTGAACGCATAAACCTGCTGGATAAAACATAACAATTTTTTTCTTTGTCTTTTACTATGTCTAAGGTGCTTTGAGCGAATCGGTCACTTGCGGAACCAATATGCCCAGTAGTGGATAAATTACTCTTTGACTGGTGTAATACTGTTATAAGTAATACATTATAAACTTTGGTTATTTTTTTTAGCCATTTAGTTACTAGACTAGCTTCCCTTTCGTCATTAGCATTTACAATTAGATCTAATAACCCGTCAATTATAATTACGCTGCAATCTTTATTATTTTCAAGGTAAAATTCAATCATTTTGCGAATTATACCGCTTCCATCTTCCCTAACTTGATAAGCATTAAACCAATCGGGCAAATTAATAAGGTCGCTAAAACCTTTTATTTTATTTATTTGTCTAAAAAAATCATAGTCGCTACTTTCCGTATCAAAATAACATATTTTTCTGCGGTCAATGGGCAAATGTATTTTCAAAGTAAATATATCATAGGGTACGAATGAACTAGCAATCGCACCAGCTATGAACGTACTTTTGGCTGATTTCGGCAAACCCGAAAAGGTAACAAAGTTTTGCAAACTGCCTACGTGTTTGTTTCCTATTGTAAAAACAATACTTTCTTTGTTTGGTATGTATTCGGGGTTATATTTTCGCTTATCTAGTAATTCAGAAATGGTTATTTTATTGTCAGTATTATTATCCATTATCTAAATTCGGGAATGTCTTTTTGAAGGTAACCAGCTATAAATAAACAAGCTAAAATAATTAATATACATTGCCCATTATGGCTGAACAATAGCCAATGAATTGTTTTTTTCATTTTGTAAGTTTTTGGTTCTTTCCTCTAATAGTTTAAGCAAGTCAATAGCGTCGTGTATTGCAGTTTCCATTATTTTTTCTGCTTCCATAGTACCTAAATGGTCACCAGCTATTGTGCAATATGTTTTATAAAGTTCAAGGGCAAAATATTCAAGTTTTGAAAGTCCAGCCATTGGAAAAACAATTTGCCCAAATTTGTCTTGCATTGGGGTAACTGGAAACGCGTTTGTTAGTGCAAAATTCATAGTTTATTTTTAATTGTGAACTTTATCAAATATAATTAAACAAAACAATTCGAAAGGCAATGGGTCTTCTTTAAATTCTTTTGTTTTTTTTACTTTATTGTATTGAAATTTTAATTTTTCATTTTCTTCAGCAATAAAATTGAAAATGTGTTCAATAGTAAATTTTTTTTGTTTTGGGTTTTTCATTTTTGTCAGTTTATTTTGTTAAATAATCAATATGTGCTTTTGCACTTGTTAAGGTTTTATGAAAGCTATTATCAATAGATACTACATACTCGTTTCCTACTTCGAATATAATATATCCTAAATAGTGTATTTTTCTCATTTTAAATATTTTTTAAATGTTGGTTTAATGAAGCTATATCACTATTGTAACTAGCAATTGCGTCCTCTAATAACATTCTAAATTCTTGGTCCATTTTAAAAGGAAAATTTTCTTGCCTTACAAAATAAAAGCTGGCGCCTTCAAATTTACTAGACGCTTGAAACATCATAGTACAATCTTTGAAATTTGTAAGGGAAACAAGTAAACGCAAGTAATCGCGTTTTTCAGTCAGTTGCTTAATTTCAAGCAACACAGCATTGACGCTGGATAAATTTTTTTGCATTGGGTTTATTTTATGTCAGTAAAATATTAACAAGGCTAAATTATAACTTTTTTGCAAACTGCCAAATATATTTTTAAAATATATTAAATAAAGGTGAAAAAAGTTAATTAAAAGGTATGTTTTTACGGGTATGTGAACTTTATTTTTGGCTACCTCTAGTAGCCCAAAAATAAAGTTTTATAGTCATAACATTGCACATTTACCCTAATTTTTTTCCACATTTTTAAAATTTTTATAAAAAATGCGTTTTTTCAATAAAAAAGCGTAATTTTATGAATATTCTAAATTTATGGATAAAAGGTGGTTAATTTTTCCAACTTTAATAATTGGTTACGTTTTATACGAAAAATTTGTATTATCAAAGACGTTTTCAGTTTATTTTAAAAATTTAGATTTTAGCAGAATGTCTTTACTTGACCCAACACTTAATTTGGTGGTTCAAGTAAATAACCCCACACCTATAACCGCCGAAGTACAAAAAATTAATGGGGTATTGTATGTTGAAGGTCAAGCGGTGGGACAAGTTTTAGGAATAACCCCTACTGTTTTGCGTACTGGTTCTAGTACATTAAGTATACCAGTAACATTAAATTACGACGCGGTTGCAAATTTATTAATACATATAAAAGACAATAAATTTAATTACAAATTTGTTGGCGAAATTATGATTGATTATATAACTATACCTTTAAATTTTGGTTACCCTTACAATGGTTAATAGAAACATATTAATAGGTAAAGTCAGTCCGTATTTAGGAAAAAAAGAAATAGTGGTTGCTAATCAAGATACAGTTGACATAATTGACGCTTTGATAAGAAACCATTATAAATATTCAAATGAATACGACAAAATATATAGATATTTTGACGGCGGAAGTGTTGAGGAAACTGCGTTTAATGTATGGTGTTTTTTAAAAGATGAATTTAAATACACCATTGAACCTGAAGAAATGCAAATTTTAAGAAGTCCCGCAGCTTTGTTAGCTTCTAACATAGTAGGGATTGATTGTAAAGGATTTGCGACATTTTCAGCGGGTATTATGGACGCATACCGTAGAAATACTGGTAAAAATTTTGAGGTTATATATAGGTTTGCTTCGTACGACGCTTTTGATAATACACCGCAGCACGTTTTTACTGTGGTAAAAAACAAAGGAACAGAATATTGGATTGACCCAGTTTTAGACCAATTTGACGAAAAAAAACAACCTTATTTTTATAAAGACAAAAAAATAAAAAATATGGCATTAGTAGCAATGAGCGGAATTAATGATTCAAATAAAAATAGTAATGAAGCTATTGGCAGTTATTTAGGAAGCGATACCCCTTGGTGGGAAGCAGTTTTAAAAAATGCGCCCGATATTATTAGGGCAACGCAAGGTCAACAACCTATTGTAAAAGGTGACCAAGCGCCACCGCCTCCGCCACCATCAGACAAAGGAAAAACAGACCAAGATACAACAACCGAATTTAAAATATTAGGTATGAAACCAACTACTTTTGCAATAGTAGCTGGTGTGGCAGTAGTTGGAGGATATTTATTATTAAGTGGAAAACGTAAATAAACCATTAATGGATTATATCGGTTATAAAAAAAATGTAGGTGATTTACTTAGTTCGGGTGTTAATTTAGTTAGCGCTGGCGGTGCTGCATACGCTGCTGCAAACGCTGCGCGTGCTGCTGGAAGCGGTGGATTGGATTTACAAGCTGATATTGCATTGGCTATGTCTGCTTTTCAGTTTGGCGGTCAATTATGGAACCAATGGACAAGTCACCCAGCTGCCGACGCTAGGGATTTTATTAAAAATTTAAAACCTAAATTGGCTTCAGCAGATCCCTATAACCGTCTAACTTTAGTAATAGCTGGAGATAATAAAATTAATCATAGGGCAAAAGACGTTTCAGCAAGAGAATTGGTATTATGGTACAGGGGTAATTATCCTAATGATTATAAAACTTTGCGCGTTGAGGATAAAAAATATTTTAATGATTATTTAGCTAATGCAGCGCAAGCAAGTACAGACGTAAACCAAGCGTCAAAAGATTATGAAGCTGCAATGTTTACCACATCAGAAATAAATTCAAATGCAACCACAACTCAAAGCGCTAGTAATATTTTTCAAAGTGTTACAAGTGGAAAAACAAACTGGGTGTTATATGGTGCAATAGGTATAGGTGCAATTTTATTACTTAAATATATAAAAAAATGACCGCTTTACAATCAATTATAAAAGAAGCGAAAGCAATTCGTAAAAAACGTCCTTCTATGGAATGGAAAAGTGCAGTAGCGCAAGCGTCTGCAATTTATGCAAGCAAGCATAAAGGAAAAAGTCCAGTTGGAAAAAAGAAAACTAAAAAATCTGTTGGTAAAGTAGATAAAAAACTTAAAAAAGGTTTAGCTAGTAAAGGTTTAAAAATGCCACACGGTTACGACGTAGTAAAAAGAAAACGCAAAATTAGTGGTGTTATTAAAAAGAAAGCAATTAAAAAAACCGCTACTAAAAGAAAACCAACAGAAAAAGCAGTTTTAAAATCTATTAAACACGCTGTATATGTTCAAAAGCAACATATGGGAAGTGTAAGTGGTCACGCTATTGACAGAATTAAAACGGCTATGTCTCATTTAAGTCATTATGAACATACTTATAAAAAATATATGTCAATGCCTTTATATGAAAAGAAATTATTTGCTGGTCAAATAAAAAAATTAAGACATTTAATAAAAGAAACTAAAACTCATATAAGTCAATTAAAGAAATCTATTTAATAAACAATTTTTTCTCAATTAAAAAAAAAACAAAATGGCAAGAAGAAAACATCACGCAAAAAAAAGCCACCGTAAACATAGCAGACGCCGCAGAATGTCTGGATTAGGTGAAGTCGGTGCAATGGCAACTGGCGCAGCATACATTGCTGGCGGTGCAATTTTAGCTCAAGTAATTACACAAAAATTTGTTGCACCAATGACTACAAGTCAAACGTCAACAACACAAGGTTTAATTGCTGGTGCAGTACCTATTGCATTGGGTATGTTAACTCCTAAATTCATCAAAGGTGAAGTTGGTAGTAAATTAGGTGCTGGAATGATTGCAGTAGGCGGATTAAATTTAGTTAAAACAACTGGTTTAATTAGCGGTATTGGTGCAAACTATTATTCTAATCGTCCAGTAAGAAACATTGCGGGTTACCAAGGCGCAAGTCAAGGAACTTACATTGCTGGCATTAGAAGTGCAGCAATAATGGAGAATTGTTAATTAACTTTTTTCACCTTTATTAAATAACAGAATAAATATATAAAAAATGGCAACTCAAATGGGTAATCGTCTAGTATTTGAAAATGCAAAGACGTTAATCAATCAATTAGGTTATGACGCAAGTCACGCGGTCTTAACTCCTTCTTTTTTACGTAGCGAAGTTTTATTGACAACTACCGCTGCTTCTTATCACGTACCAGTATTAATTAACGACAACCAAAACGGTACTCCGACGGTTCGTGAACAACGTCTTGCATTACAAGATTTGTTTATTGTATCTAGCGTACAATTTTTATTGACGTCAGGTTCTTCAACAACTGGTTCTGCTAAAAATTATACTTATCCTAACTTAACTGCTTTCCCTACTGGTGCAGCACAGTTATATAATTTTTACAACGGTTATTTCCAAATTCAAGTAAATAATCAAAACGTATTACCAAAGTGGTCTTTATTACAACATTTAGACGTACCACAACAACAACAAAATACAAACTTTAACGTTGCTTCTGTAACAAGTCCAGCACAGTTTGCTATTGACCAAGCTAGTTTTGATACTTACGCTTTACAAGTATGTGAACCTAATATCGTGTTAAACGGTGCTAGTAACATTAACGCAAGTTTTGTATTGCCAGCTGCACCAAGTGCAATTGACGCAAATACATACGTTGCGACAATGTGGTATGGTATCCTTGCGCAGAATTGTACAAGTGTTAAGTAATTGTATATCAATAACTTATAGTTTTGCGAACTTTAAACGCTGCCGCCGAGGGTCGGACAATACCCTCTATTTTTAATTTTATTAATAAATAATTATGATTCGTATTGAAAGATTTGAGGCTGTGGAAATAGCTGTGCCAAGTGGTAGCACGTTGACACGTTTTTATTTTCCAGACCTTCCAAACTTGCGCAACGCCAAGGTTTCAGCGATTCAAGTGTATACTGCTGGTACTATTACTGCAACTCCGTTAACTGGTTCAACTCCAGTAACTACTGCGGATTTAAAAAAATCATTTTTAACTTTATACCAAGGTGATTTGCAGTTAGTTTATAACGTGCCATTAATCAGTTTGAATAATATCGTTAATAGTGCAACTGATCCTTATACTTTTGAATTACCAGCAGTAAACGGTATGACTGTTAGCTGGGTGAAATCTTTTGTAAATTTACCAACTGCATTAGCTACTACTGGTACTGCTTATTCTTTTGGTGTTTATTACAATTTTTAAAAAACTACAACTATGGCTTTAGAAAAAGCAATGGTTACTGGAACAAGAGGAATTATGGACTGGTTTGACAGAAACGCAACCAGTCCATACTACTCTGTTTGGGTAAACCGTAAACAGTTACTTTTTTCGTGGAATGATGATGATATGGAAGCGGGTCGTACTAAATTAGAAGATGATTTAGCAGCCATTGAACAAAACGGAGTTAGTGATTTATTAATTATAAAATTGCACCCTAAAAAGGAAAAAGGCGGTTTTATTACAGATAAGTCACCAATATATGCTAGTTTAAATTTTCGTCCAGCGGAATTGGAAAGACCAAATTATGGTATGCAACAAATGGGTGGAATGGGTTATAGCAATAAAATGGAAAATGTACTTGAAAGGGTGCTTGAAACACAAAACGCTATTTTAACTAAATTAAATGCCGAGGAACTTGAGGAGGAGGAAGATGAGGAACCTAAAAACACAATTGGCAGTTTATTAATGCAACCACACGTACAAACTTTATTAATTGCTGGCGTAAGCAAATTATTAGGTTTAAGTGGAATGGAACAACAAGCGGCTGGATTGGCTGGTATTGACGACACAAATGAAAATGAAGCAATATTAATATTAAACAGTTTAATGAGTAAAGGAGTAAGCATTGAACATTTGAGAAAATTAAATCAAATGAGCAGCGCTAAATTAAGTACCTTACTTGCTATGCTATAACTTTTTTAACCTTTGATATATGGCACAACCAGTAAGCGTAAGTTTAATGCTAGATAAAACTTTATATGCTAAAACAAATACGTATGGATATAAAGGTCATATTGCTCCAGAAACTAAAGTAAATTTTAAAGCTGGTGATTTTATTGGTATGGTTTATAGTTGGCAAACAAAAGATGGAATATTGTATTTACAAGCCTATGCAAATTTAAATGATTTTCATAATTTTACCGCAACAATAGTACCAGTATTAAAATACAATTTAGACATACCAGAATTAAAAGAAGCAGTTGACCTTGAAAATGCAAAAAAACAAGCTGAAGCAGACCAATTAAAAAAAGAAACAGTTGGAACAGTTCAATTTTATATAGAAAAATACGGTCCTTGGATATTAGGTGCTATTGTGGCTATTGGTGTTTTACCTTCAATAATAAAATCCTTTACTAAAAATGATAAATAAGAAAAAAATATTAATAAGCCTTGGTTTGGCTGCGGGTGTATTTTTAATCTTTAGTTCTTTTAAAAATAAAGATAAAAAGAAACAAACAAGTGCTGGTGCGCCATTAATTTCTCAAATTGACGCGCCGACTGATTCAAAGCAAGTATATAGCAAAATAGGAACTAAATTATTTGATAAAAATAAAAATCCTATAATGACTTTTAGCGACGCTGGTTTTGGTATGACTGTTACGGGTTATAATAATGGTGTATTAAGTGTTGTTTACGGTGATACATTTTATAATGGGTTACCAGCTTACGTAAATATTACTGACGTTCAAAATCCAGAAAATGTAACTGAATCTGATTTTACTAATATATATGATTATTTATAATGGAAAGGAAAAACGACAGTACAATATTATTATTAGTGGCAGCTGGATTGGGTATTTATTGGTATATAAACAATAAAAAGAAACCTACTGATAATATTAGCACGCAACCAGTAACACCCCAACCAGTAAGTCAAGAGCCAATTTCAAGTATGAATACGGTTCTTGAATTTACAGAAATAAAAAAATCACCACTTTCAAAAGAAATTGTTGAATATACACCAGTTACGGATATGTTTAATTCTAGTATGGTTTATAACTATGATAACAAAAATGTTGACAATGCAGTATCTAATATGAATATTGCACCAATAGAATAAATATGAAAAATAAAAATTTAATATTATTAGCTTTAGTAGGTTTTGGTATTTATTGGTATTTAAAAAATAAAAATAAACCAACAACAACAACTGCAAGTGCGGTTACACCCGACACTAGCAATGTTGCACCAACAAAAACTGCAGCTGATGTGGATATAAAATTTTCAATTAATGGTTTTAAAAAATTAGGTAACGTCCCAAATATTATATAAAATGAGTACATTTAATATTAGTTTATTAAACTATGAAATTGATTTTTATACTGTTGACGTAAGTCAATACGTAGGCGGTGACAATGCTGTCGGTTATACTTTTATAAATTACGGAACTAGCGTGGTAAAGATTGAAACAATTACTTTACAACCTAACCAACAATTTGAAGTGCCTGGCAATGTTGGTGAAAACACAAAACAAAGATTCTTTGTAAACTTTGGAAGTAGCACTACTGGTAACAATGTGGTGATTATTAAAAAAAGATATATAAACTTATAATATGAGATTAGGTGTTGATTTAAGTATATTAAACCAAAAAGGCACACCAGCTTTTTATAGCGATATTTTTGCTAATAGACCAGCTTTTGGATATGCTGGAAGGGTATTTATTTCAACCGATACTGGCGCTATTTATGAAGATACTGGCACCTCTTGGACGCTTATTGCGGACGCTGGCGCTGGTACTACTGGTACTTTACAACAAGTAACTACAAACGGAAACACTACAACGCAAGGTTTAGTAGTTACTGCTGGTAATGTTGCTATTGGTACTGCAACTGCGGGTGCGCCTTTGGATGTTCACGGAACGGGTACCAATGCGCAATTTAATGGTACTGGAACAAATAACGCATACGTATTTTTTCAAAATGCGGGTACAAGCAAATGGAGATTAGGTAACTTTTATAATGCTGGCGCAAATAGCTTTACTATTCACGACACTGCAAACGCAACGACTAGAATAACTGTTAAAAATACTGGCGAAATATCAATTACTGGATTTGAAACAATTTCTAATACCCCAACTTTTGCTAGTTCTGGTAACTATGCAAGTAATCCTAGCTTAAGTTTAACAGTCCCAGCGTCAAGTACATTCAATACTGGTGCAACATTTGCTGGTATGGCTACCTCTTTACTTAATGCTTGGGATGGAAGCAGTACAATCGGTAGCGGTGCGGTGATGGCTGGTTTTGTTGGTGTAAATAGACAATCTTTTAATGCTGCTGGTTACACAGTAACATTAACGCAAGGTGCTTCGGGTATTCGTGCGGTTTGTGGTATGCAAGTTTTACAACAAACGGGCGGTTCATTTACTGGAACTATTACACACGGTGCAAGTTTATTGGTGCAAGGTGTTTATCCAACTACTGCAACCAATATAACATATACCAACTATTATGGTTTATTGATAAACCAATTAGACGAATACGGTGGTGTAACATTTACAAATAGATGGGGTATTTACCAAGGTGGTGCAAGTGATACAAATTATTTTGCTGCAAACGTAGGTATTGGAACAACTACAATAGGTTCAAAATTACAAGTTAATGGCGGTGCTGCTATTGGTTATTCAACTTCTACTGCTGCACCTACAAACGGTTTAACAGTAGCTGGACAAGTTGTATTTAATTCATCCACTCCTTATTCAACAACTGTTTTAACATTACAACAATCAGCTTCATTAAGTAGTGCATTATCTTTATCAAATAGAAACTCAACACAAACTTGGAGACTTGCAGTAGATGCTGCTGCTGTAGATGATAAACAATTAGCATTTATTGAAGCTAGTGGTTCTACTGTAAAAATGTCAATAACAAATACTGGTAACGTTGGAATTGGAACAACTACAATAGGATCAAAATTACAAGTAAACGGAAACGCTGCTATTGGTTTTAGTGCTAGTACGGCTGGACCTACAAACGGTTTAACTGTAGCTGGAAGTATAGGTGTTGGTAATACAACTGTATCAGCTTGGGGTAGCGGTTTTGAAGCATTACAAAAAGGATTCGGAGCATTTTATGGTAACGGTACTAATAACCTAAATGTAGGTTATAATGGTTATTATAATGGATCTGCATTTTTATATATGGGTAACGGATATGCTGCTTTATATCAACAAAACGGACTTTCAACTGGTGGACATTTGTTTTATGTTGCACCCAATAACGTTTCGGGTGCTGGTGCTGCATTAACATTTACAGCTGCTATGTTTATTAGTAGTTCTGCCAATGTTAATATAGGTACTACAACGGATGCTGCAAGTGCTATTTTACAAGCTAGTTCAACAACAAAAGGTTTCCTTCCTCCAGTAATGACTACAACGCAAAAAAATGCTATTAGTTCCCCAGCGGCGGGTTTAATAGTATTTGATACTACTTTAGCTAAATTATGCGTTTATGCTAGTGGTGCTTGGCAAACAATAACATCAGTATAATATTTAAAATAAAACAAAATGGCACAAATACAACCAATAACTACATTCTATAATGGTGAATCGGTACAATTAACAAACTTTAATTTAAGTTCAATCGGTGATAATCTTAGCTTAACAGCTTTACAAGGGGTTGCTACATTCTATTATGAATTACAAATGGCTACAACTGATTTATCTGGGAATACAATTTATATAAACGTAATTACTGCAAACTTAACTATATCTGGTGCTGATTATGATAACTGGGGTTCTGACCCTAATTCAAATCAATGGGCATATAATTGGGCAGCTCAACAATTAAACTTAACTTTGGTATAACTTTTTTAACCTTTAAATCTTACAATTATGAATGAAAAACAAGCACTAACAATTTTAAAAACATTAATCGACGTTTCTATTAAAAGAGGTGTATTTGAGAATTTAGAAGCAACTCTTGAAATAAATAACGCTTTTAACTTTGTAGCTGAAAAAATTTTGAAAAAAGAAGATGAACAATCAACTAGACCATAATAGCATTACTGGCTCAATATTAAGTGTAGGAACGTACATATTAAGCATTAGCCAAATTAATGCAATAGCCAGTACGCTATTTATGGCAATTAGTGGTGTTGCTTCAGTTACTACTATTTATTATAATATTAAAAAAATAAAACAAAAAGACAATGAGAAACCCTAAAACTACAATTTTTGGCTTATTGGCTGCCATTGGCGGATATTTTGCAACTAGCGGAACTGGAACTATGCAAGTTATTGGACAAACTGTTTCTAGTATTAGTACATTTTTATTAGGTGCATTAGCAAAAGACGCTTCAAATAATATTCGTTAATATGGATTTTAGAAATAGCACACAAAAATACCCTATTGGTATTAAATGCAATAACCCCTTAAATGTAAGTAGTGCGGGGTGGCAAGGTGAGGTAGGTGTTTATCCAAATGCCGAACACGAAGCTATTTTTAGTGATACCCAGCACGGAATAAGAGCAGCTGCGCTTAATTTGTATAGTTATTATAAAACACACGGTTTACATACAATTAGGGCAATTATTAGTAGGTGGGCGCCTAGCAATGACCCCAACGCTAAAAATGACCCAAATGGATATGCAAATTTTGTGGCACAAAAAACTGGTATTAATGCTGATACTGTTTTTGAATTAAATGGTACTAATATTAAAGCTATAATGAAGGCAATGGCTATTATTGAGCAAGGTGGAAAATATGCAGCTTTAATACCAGATAGCGATTATGACGAAGGAATAAAAATGGCTGATAAAAAAGAATTATTAGTTACTACTGCAAAAATTGGTCTTGGTGGGGTCGCTTTTTTTTTTAGTAATATGGTGGATAATATCAAAAACAAAATCAAAGGGGTAAAATGAAATCAATTGGTGCTATTGCAAGTGGCGCTGCTATTTTAGCTGCCATTGGTTTAATACTAAGAAAAAATTATATGGACGCTTATCGTGGTACCCACGAACAAGTATTTAATTTTATATCTAAATTAGAAAAATTTAGTCCTAAGGCATTTTGGGACTATAAACAATGGTCGGTAGGGTATGGTAGTGGTTATAATTTTGACACTATGCAACCAGTAACAAAAGATACTGTTATAGACCAAAATACTGCTAAAAGGTGGCTTTTAGCCAAAGCGTCTAGTAATATGGACACAATTAACTATTATGTAAGAGTGCCTATAAACGCAAACCAGCGTACTGCCTTATTAAGTTTTGTATATAATGTAGGCGATTCTGCTTTTATACATAGCGATTTACTAAAAAAAATCAATGGTAGGGCAACAAAACAAGATATTATAAATACTTGGAAAACTTGGGTATATGCTGGAGGAATAAAAAATAATGGTTTAATAGATAGGCGCAATAAAGAAGTTAATATGTATTTTTCATAGTTTGTGTATTCATACGGGTTTAAAGTCAAGTACGAGGGGTATTTCTATACCCCTTTTTTTATGTATATACGTTCAGCAAATAATCTAGTTTGTTTTTCGTACAAATTAAAATACTGGGCATTAATACCAGCACAAAAATTGTAAAAACTATTTATATTAGATATGTTTCTATACTTACGTATTGGCTGGCTATTGTTTTCCCAAAAAACAATAGCAGTAAATAGTTTTTTAGCCATTTTAAATGGGTTTATCATTAATTTTAAAATATCGTCCGTTTTCGTCTTTAAATGCTTTTATTTTTCTTTTTATGGCAAGTATTGATACTGCCTTTAATACTTTCATTCGGTCAAGCTGGGTTATATCGTAAAGGTCTTGTAAACTTACTGCCCGTCTTTGTTGAATAATTAAATAAATTTTCTGTTTGTTTGTCATTTTTTTGTATTTTTGTGGTGAAAAAAGTTAACCTCTAAAAAGGGTTTATTTGTCAGTAAAGCAGTCTAGTTTGTTAAGTCTAGGCTGCTTTTTTTTACTGACAATACTAACCATTAGTGCATTTTTCTAATAATATCCCAAAGTATTTTTTTAAACAATTCATACAAAAGTATAAT